GTATTATTTAACTCATTTCTGCGTTAATACACCACCAGTGACATATTATTGTCGAATCCTAACCAATCTTTGTGTTAAAACATTGGTCCCGTGGCACTTTTGGTTGTGATAGACTTTTAAGCGTAGATAGAGAGCAGGCAGAAAGAAAGGAAAAAGGTAGCAAAAATGATAATTAAATTTTATGACAGCGGACGAAACGAATTCAGGGTAATTGACCACTGCGAGGATGTCGGGTACGGGGTGGTTGATGCCAAAGACTGTATTAAGCGGTACGACGATTTATACCCGGACGGAAGCGGATATGAACCGGCGGCGGAAATGCTATTTGCAGATGCGGGGGCGCTTGCGGCATACAAGGTGTTTTTGATGTCAGTGCATGCGGAGCACGGCTTAAACATGATTGACGGATGCCAGCCGCTTGAAATGACAAAACGCGTCGGGTACAAACGCAACGGAGAAGACTGTTCAATTTTAAGCAACATGGCGCTGTACCTGATGAACGACGACGGCAAGACGATTGAGCGAATAATCTGAGGGAGCGCCTGCTCTCTACACAAACCAGCGGGCAAAAAGGAGTGATTTTCGGTGGCGGCGACGGAACCAAAAATGGAGTTTGAAGATACACGGGAAGCGCGGGAATATCTGCGGGAGTGGCAGCACAGGTTGTACCTCGACGACTGGATAATCAAGCTTTATCTTATTGAGCCGTCAGAGGATCCCGAAAATCAGGGAACGGTTGAGATCGACAGCATACACAGATGTGCCATTGTGAGGATTGCAAAATACGACAAAACAGCGAACGACTACATTATAAGGCTGTGTCACGAACAAACGCTCGTTCATGAGTTAATGCACTGCAAGCTAGACCTTGTGGACAATCACGATTGTTCCGACACCGCAGAGGGTAAATGCTACGACGGGCATATGCACAACATCATCGATACAATGGCGCGGTCGCTCATAATGGCAAAGTACGGGATCGGGCCGGAGTGGTTCAACAACGTGCCGGAGGCTGAATGATGCTGAACATCGCGGAAGCAACCCCGACCATGCAGCAGTATTTCACGGATTGCGTGGACTTGGCGAAGGGGGAAAAAACAGAGTCGGGAATAAAGCTTGAACGGTGGAAGCGGTTTATCGCGTCGTATGCAGATTTGGCGCTCAGACTTAAAACAACGAAAGCAGAGCTGATGGCTACGGCAACCGGAAGCCCGGAGGAAATGGCGTTTTTCGAGGACATGCAGATGCGTTACGAAGTTGCGGTCCACGCCATGTACAACGCTCACATTATTGAAAGATCGACTTACGAAGATTTGATCGAGTCTTTTCAAAAGGTCGGGCAGTCCTCGGAAAAAATGATCGTGTTGCAGTTCCCGGACTTTAAAGCGCCGGAGGATTGGGAGGACTACAAAGAGTTCAAGGCGCTGTTTGAGGAAAAAGGGCTGAACTGGAACAAAGCCATGCGGATTATCGAGAAAGCGATGGAAGGTAAAAAATGATTGTCAGAATGAGCTATCATCCGTCGCCGCCGCAAAGACTGTTTCACGAAACAACGGCAGACGAAATCGGGTACGGCGGGGAACTTGGCGGGGGAAAAACAAAAGCTCTTGCGATGGACATTTTGTTCAATGCGGTAAGGTATCCGAGATCAACCATGTACGTATTCCGGGCGACGTATCAGCAAGGCGAGGACACGCTGCTTGAAGAGATTGAGCACTCATACCCGAAGGAAGTCGGGCGGTACAACAAAGAGGATACCACGTTTTACTTCGTGAACGGATCAAAGTTGAAGGTGCGGCAATGCAATTCCCTTGCAGATGCGGAGAAGAACGACGGCAAGGAGTTCAACAAACTGTACATCGACGAAGCACAGCATTTGCCCCTTCCGGTGTTCGACTATTTGTGTCTTAGGCCCCGCGCAAACAAGGCGCTTGGGATGCAACCGCAGGTGAAGTTTACAGCCATGCAGGGAGGCAAAGGCCACGCATGGATAAAGCGTACATACATCGACGCCCTTGAACCAAACGTGCCAAAAATGACGTTGGTGGTTGACGATAAAACGGGCGAAGAGTTTGAGATATATCGGCAGTTCATTCCGGCGGCGCTCAGCGACAATAAGCACGTTGACAGAAAGTATGCCGGGCGGTTGGGAATGAGAAGCGAAAGGAACCGGCGCAAGGCCAGAACGAACGACTGGAACGCGATAGAGGGCCAAGTTTTCAGGGAATGGGTGGACAAGCCGTATCTTGACAAAGAGTGCACAAAGCCAAATTATACGTGGACTCATGTCATACCGGCATTTGAAACTCTGCCGGAGCATTGGCCAATATACAGGGGATACGACCACGGTTTTGCGTCACCGTACAGCGTTCTATGGCACACGCGGGCCGACGAAAGCTACAGGAACATGCTGCTTATGACGCACGAGCTGTACGGTGGCACGGAGGACGAAGAAGGGCTGTACGAAACGGTTTCGCAGATTGCCGAAAAAATTGCGTTTGTCGAAAGGCCATTGCTTGAGCGGCACGGCTGGATTGACGGAGTGGGCGATCCGTCGATATTTAGCAGGTCGGCAAACTCGGAGCAAAGCATCGCGGACATATTCAAGGAATTTATCGTTTTGGGCGACATCGGAATCATTTTCCACGATCCGAGGTACGAAGAAGAATTCCGAAACAACGTGATTAATAACCGGTTACAGGGAATATCGCTCATTCACGAACTGCTGCGGTTTGACGCGGACGGGTATCCAAAGTTCCAGGTGTTTGACCGGTGCGTAAAGTTCCGCAAGCATTTCCCGGAGCTTGTGACAGCGAAAAATAACCCTGACGACGTTGATAGCGACAAAACAGCAGACCACGATTACGACGCATTTCGGTACGTGGCCATGATGACCAAGCCGAACATCAAGGCCCCCGTACCGATACGGTCTCGCCGCAGGTTTGATCCGTTGGGATTTGGGAACGAAACGCTCGATGACGACAGAGGCAAAGTGATATCAATACCGGAGATTAAGGTTGGGTAAGAAATGACTTACGAGAAACCAAAAAAACTGACTGAGATTTACGCCGATGACGAAGCCGCGTTTGCATTAAAAGCAACGGACATGGTGGACGACAGCGTAGAGCAGCACGAGCCGCACAGAACCAAATGCGCCCATAACGAGCGTGTATGGCGCAACGAATCGTGGGACGACAAGATTGCAACGTCGCTGGACGACGCCAACAAGCCGCGCCCGAACGTTCCGGTTTTGCACTCTACGGTTGAAAACTGCGTGGCCGACGCTATGGACTCGTTTCCTGACCAGATTATACGCGGCGTCAACTACGACGACGACGTAAAAAGCATCATTGCCACGGAGCTTGTGCGGCTTATATTGCAGCGCATAGGGTACAAAAAGCTGTACGAAAAAAAGGTGCGGTCGGTTTATAAAAAAGGCGAGGGAATACTTGTTCCGTTCTGGAACCCCGAATATTCATACGGATTGGGCGACATTGACGCCAAGTACCTGACCATCGATCAGCTTCGGTGGGACCCGAAAGCCGACGACATCCGCAAAGGCCGGTTTTATGCGATAGACGAATATTTTGACGTTGAGGACATCTACGAAATGTACCCGGACATTGATCTCAATGAGTGTTTCCCGGACGACGAAAGCTCACGTGAACCGCGCACAGAGCACACAGACAAGGTGCGGCGCAACGAAAAAGAGGATCAGATACGCCGGATCACGTTTACGTGGATCGAGCGTGAACCGCGTACATACGACACAAAGGGCGGCAAGCAGGAGCGCGTAGGCAGCCGCACATGGCTTAATACGGCGGTGATTATCGGCAGCCGCGTTGTTGAATGGATGCCAAAGCAGTACGAATACGACCGTTTTCTTGTGGATATGACGGCGTACATGCAGCTTGACGGGGAACCCGTCGGGAACGGACTGCTTGATCTGTTCGAGGACGCGGCAGACATCATAAACCGCATTGAAAGCGAGTACGTCGCCAACCTGCAAGCGGCATCGCAAACGCGGTACCTTGTAAACCGCACGGCAGGCATAGACGAAAAAGACCTGCTGAATTTTAGAAAGAAGCTCATACGCGGCAACGTGATCAACGAGGGCGCGGTGCGGAATCTGGAACAGCCTATGTTTTCTTCTCAGGCGCTAAACTACAAAAACGCCAAGATGCAGGAGATCAAGGAACAGTCTGGGCAGATGGATTCAATGGTTGGCATGACCGGCAGCGGCGTTACGGCCGCATCCGCGATTCAGAGCTTGCAGGAGTACGGCGCAAAGCGTTCACGCCTGATCGTTCAGCGTTTTTGGGAAGATCACCGGGAATTTGTGAAGGACATTCTGATGCTGGCAAAAGAGCATTACAACGTCGAGCGTATCATCCGGTTAAGCAGGGAATCGCAGGATCGCATTGAGGAAATGATCGCGGGCGCGATGAAAGCGTTATCTCAGCAGCAGGAACAGCAAGCAGCAGCGCAGGCCGGACAAGAACAAAACCCGCGTGAAGCGGCAATGGCGGCTGTGCTGCCGGAGGGCGTCACGCTGCAAGGCAATCGGCTGGTTGTCGATTTTTCAAAGTTCTCGCTGGACGACCTCGACCTTGATTATGACATACAGATCATCCCGCAGCGCAAAAACCCGGCGACGAGCAATATGATCAACAGCATGGTTGCGCAAGCGGTCGGCAACGGGCAAATGCCCGCAGACCTCGGCTTTGAGCTCATGGAGTGGGAAGGCAAGGAACATATCAACAAGCGCATTAAGCAGTATTACAACCGGGAAGCGCAGCTAAAACAGATTGCGCAGCAGGCGGAAGATGCCGCAAATGCCGCAAATCAGGCGATTGCGACGGCGGACAAGGTGACCAAAGAGCGCGACGCGCTGCAAGAAGAAGTCTGGAACCAAAAGCTGAAAGTGCTACGCGCTGAGTTTTCCGGCGCCAACACCGGAGAGACGGGCGAAGAAACAGGCCAGACCTCGCAGGGCGCAGAAGAAAAGATAAGCGGTTTACAAGCTGAAATAGCCCAAAGGCTCGGAGCGGGGCAGCAGGGCGCGGCTTGAAATAAAACGGAGGAATAAAGAAGATGGAACAAGTTTTAGATACGGGCGATATGCCGCTGGAAGCCGCAGCGGACGATGCAGCACCGGAAACCAACGACGAAAACACGCCGTCAGAGGATGACGATGCAGCACCGGAAATAAGCCTTGAGGACTTACTCGATGGTACAGACACGGGAAATGCCGAACAGGGTCTTGACAGCCCGCCGAGTCAAAAACCGACAGAGGAACCCGCAAAGGTAACTCAAACGGAACCGGCAGAAAAAACGTTTACTCAGGCCGAACTTGACAAAATTCTGCAATTGCGGTTGAAACAGCAAGCGGACAGCATCGCAAAGAAAAACGCCGACAAGGCGGCCGCAGACGCAGAGTTTGATGCAAAGGCCAAGCAGTTTATCGAAGAACACCCGGACGTAAAGCTCCCGCCTGAAATGGTGAAAACGCTGTTAAAAGCGCAGCAGCCGCAGGCGGAGCCCGACGACGGCGTGGATCGGTATACAGCCGAGGAACACGATAAAAGCCGGTTAAAAGCGTGGCAGGAATCTTTAACCAACGAGGAGCCAGAACTACGCGAATTACTCGGCGATCCAAATTTCAGCATCCGGGATGCCATAAAGCAGGATTCCCCGAATTTTAATCCGGTGCTTGCGCTATCGATGGCGTACAAGCTCGGCCCCAAACAAGCGGGGTTTATAGCGAAAGCAGCGGAGGAATTTTACGGGAAGAAAGCGGCGGCGGTAACGGAAGCGGAAGTTTTGAACAAGATCAAGAACGGAAACGCCCGTGCGGTAACACCTGCGCCAGCGGCGAAGGGGGCCGCGCAACCGGCATCTGCGATTAAGTTTGTACGGGAAGCGCCGTATGAGCAGCTTAAAGCAAAGATACGCGAGGCGGAAGCCTCCGGCGGTAAAGGCGTTTATTTAGGCCGATAATGCACGCTAGACGCTGGCCTTCGTAAAAATTACAAATACGAAGGGAGTGTCTCAAAATGGGATTTAATCCGAATAAAACGACATCAACCGGCCTTGCGCCGGGCATGTTGACCGAATGGTGCGACCGCGTTCTTCTTGAAATGGCAAAATACAACCTGGTTCATGAAGAAGGTGCGGTGAAAAAGTCTATGCCCGCGCAAAGCGGAAAAGTGGCGCAGTGCCGCCGGTGGGTTCCTCTGCCCGTATTGCTCGACGTTCTGCCGGAAGCTGAAATTCCCGATGGTCAGGACAGGGAGCAGGAGGAAGTATTCGCATACGTTTATCCGTATGGCGGGTACATTACCAATTCCGACGAGTTTGATCTTTTCCACATGGACAGCAAGCTCAGTGACGCGATCGAACAGGTTTCCGATCAGGGCACGCGCAGTAAAGACGCGCTGATCCGCGACGTCATGGCCGAAACAACGACCGTCCAGTACGCAAACAGCAAAACGCATATTTACGATCTTGCGACTACCGACGAACTGAACGTAACAGAGATTCGGAAGATGGTTCGTACCCTAAAGAAAAACAAAACTCCGACGTTTAAATCCGGCGGGAAATCGTACTACATGGCTATTCTTGGCCCCGACGGTGAGTTTGATATTCAGTCCGATACCGCATGGCGTTACCCGAAAGAGTATGTCGATACGCAGGATATCTACAACGGCGAAATTGGCATGATTTACGGCGTGCGCTTTTTGCAGACGACCGAAGGGCTGGTATATGAAAACGACGAGTTGATCGACGGCCAGACTTACTTGTCTGTTGAGGGTGCAAACTCCACCGTAACTGTGCCTGTCAAAGAAGCGATCACCACGGCTGAAGCTGCGGCGCTTGCAGATCGGTATGTAAGCGTATATGACGCAACAGACGGCACTTACAGGCGCAGGCTTATAGACCATGCGACGTCGGGCGCAGCCGGGGCTTGCGATATTGTATTGACAGCAGACCCGACGATCACCTGCGCGGACGGCGATATGTTGTATGCCAATGAGTACGGGCAGAACGGCAACCCTGTATACGGCACGTTCATTTTCGGCGACAACGCATACGCTATTTGGGGCACCAAGGGCAGTGACAAAGTGCGGACGATTGTCAAAACCAAAGAAGAAATAGGCGGGCCGCTGGAACAGTTTGGAACGGTCGGCTGGAAGATACCGGGCATGGCAGTTGCGATCACGCAGCCGTTGTGGCTTGGTGTAGTGCTGCACGGCGCAAGCGAGTAACAAATGCGGGGCGGATGTTTTGTCCGCCCCTTAAAAAATCAAGGAGGAAAATAAAGTGGCAAACGAAATAACGGCTCTTAGGGAAAGAGCAAAAGAACTTGGCATAAACACGTTTCAAATGGGTAAGAACGCCATTGCAGATGCAATAGAAAAAGCGGAAGCCAGCGAAGCGCCGGACACCAAAAATCTGCCGGACGATTACGATTCCGGCGTTGAAGATGAAGAGGACGACGCTATGCTGACCGGCGAAGATTTCCCGGAAGAATCGGAGGAAACGGAGGCTACAGAAGCAAGCACTCCGGCGGCAGCGCCGGTTGACCCCGCTATGGTTGGTTATTTGGCAGCACAGGAATATGTAAAACAAATGCTTGCCAACATGCCGCAGGCGCAGGCGAAACCCGCAGTATCGGACGCGGAAATTGCAGCAATGCAGGCACGAGACAAGGCAGCGGTTGACCGCGACAAAAAGGTGATGTTTGGCATGGAGTTTGGCGGCGGGCTTGGAGAACCGAGTTATTATACCCCGTGCGTAAACGGCAAAGTGGTCGGCATCGTGGTCGGAAAAGGCAAAAAACTGATACCGTTATCAATTGCGGAAGTCATGGAGCGGTCTATTGTGCAGCACCGGAAAAACATGAAAAAGCAAAAGGAAATGGCGCGGGCAGCTATCGAGCAGGGCATATAACAGTTTGCGGTGCGGCAGTTATGATGCCGGGGGCTTCCTCCGGCTTCCGGCGTCTCCGCCAAGCTGCCGCACTGTAATTAAAAAAGGAGCATGAAATGAACGTACACGAGCTTACAACGCAGACAATACAGCAATGCGGCCTTGACACAACGGATGTGACCGTGCGCAGCGATTACGAATCGTTGTTTATTAGGTTTTTCAATGTGGCGTACAAGGAAATATGCCGCAAAAAAATTCATCCGTGGTACACCGAAGAAGTTACGCTCGACGCGAATAAATGCTTTGTAACATCTGTGCTGGCAAAGAAATTGGTTAAAATACTTAAAATCTCCACGTATCAGGATTTTTCCGAGGACGCAGGCGGCGCGGAATCCGAAGCGTTATCGTGGTACAAATACGACGGCTCAGGCACAATTGTTGTTCCGGCAGCGGAAGCAAGCGGCACGGTATTTGTGGAATACGAATACATGCCGGACATGCTTGGTATAACGTACAACATCAGCGGCGCAAACACGGTAAAGGTAATTCCGGTATCCGAGGCTATATCGTCCGCAGAAGCAACGGCGCTGGTCGGCGAAACGCTGCACATTATTGACGTAAGCACGGGGCTTGCATACGCATACACTGTGGCGTCAGCAGCAGCAGGAGCAGCCGGAGCCGCGACAATAACAACAAGCGAGTCCATCAGCGTTGCGGTTGCGGCACTCGACGAAATTTTTATCGGTGATCAATGGGAGCCTGAAATTGATGAAGATTGGCATATGGCACTCACGTATTGGGCGGCGTCGCAATATTACCTCTCGCGCGAGGG